TCCCAGTTCTTTAGCGATGTTAGAGGCTTGCCCTAGGACTTGAGGGGCGCGTCGTAACGCTTGCGCTAGTTGTAACGCTGAGTTGGTCTTTGGCGTAGGTGCAACCGCTACGTTATATTGTCCCGCACGTTGTACGGTTGGTGATAACGCTGGTGTTCCTAGGTCTAGTGATACCTGCTCGCGGCTGTCGGAACCTCCAAGGAGGGATTTTAGAGTTTGTTTAGTTGCCATTATTGTTTAAAAGTCTTTGGTTACATCGTAAGTGGACAGGCCTGTTTGAGCACCGCTAATAGCAGCCCCAAGGTAATCAGGCTTTTCGATAGGTCTGTTGATACGAAGCATGTTGTTAGTGAAACCAAGACCAGCATCCCCAAGCTGTAGTGTGCGATTAACGTCACTCATCTGAAGCTGTTGTTGTGTAGCAAAGTTGTAGTTAGCCTCTTCTCGTGTCAGATCGTTGATAAGAGCATCAACACTAAGTCCTGCTACTCCTGCCTCCCCAGCACTTACTCGTGCCGTTGCTCGTGCTTCACGGGCTTTCCTAGCAGACTCATTGACCCTCTGTGCTGCTGCTACTTCCTCTTGTCCTTGTTGGACACGCATCGATGACACTTCTCGGAGATAGCGTTCGCGTTCTGCTGCCGAAGCGTTCTTTTGGACTTTCGCTTGGGTCTTTGCTTGTTGCTGTTGTCCGTAGACCTGCGTACCTGCTGAGGCGACAGCCATGCCAATTCCGATTGTTACTGGATCACACATATTATTTAGAGGGGATTATAAATTCAAAGAAGGGTTGATTGCTAAAGGTAAGTTTACGAATGAAGATTGCTCCACAGAATTTGAGCCACTTGAGGGCTACGTGGTTATCCTCATGGACGAAGTTAAAGGTTGCGCCATAAGGCTTGGTTAGTCGTTGAGTCCACTCACGGGACGCTTTAAGGAATTGGTAGGAGTTGTCAGAGACACTCTCCGTGCCTAGACACCAGATGTACGCTTGGTCTCCTACCTGTCCAACACCAAACATCGCAAAGGGAACCCCTTCAGCATCTAGGGCTGTCAAGGTGACATCATCACTCTCTAAGGCACTCAAGAGCGACTGACGGGGTTCGTGACCCATACAGGCTATCTCTATCTGGTCTGCTCTACGCATATACGGATAGATGCTCTCTATGTGGTCGTGGGTAGCAACAACTACCTTACAATCCCCGTGGGTACTTAGGACTTTATCCATATCGGTTAGAGCGGGTATGAACAAAGGATTCAAACTCGGCACTCTGGAATGTACTCGGAAGAGCACTCTCGTTTTCAATGGTGATAGTAGTGTCCTGTGGTTTGGTGAACACAGGGAAGCGATAGAAGCCGCTGTCGAGGCTAAGGGAACCAAGTACAGAAGAACCTACCACATCAGGAGTAAAGATGTTCTCGTAGGTGTCACGGAACTTAGGGGTCACCTTAACTTTAAAGTAAGCTGACTTGTCGTAGTAGACGGAGCCATTACGAATCATCAGCTTGGCTGCATTACTAGGACTCTTGCCGTTACCTGCTTTAGCTTTGAAGAGCTGCTCAGAGAACGTGTACTTCATTGTGTAAGGGATACCCACCCAGACATCTGTATCGGCTGACACAGGGCTGCTAAGGGTGACTGTAGAGCCGCTATTGGTACAGTTAAGGGCTAACCCATCAGTCGTGTAGACTTCTACTGAGTTGTCCTCTGGGGTGTACGGGAGGGTGATTGTAGAGGAGCCATTGGTGACTGTAGCTGCTACTCGGTTGTCTAGGTGAGTAACATAGCCAGCAGCGTCCGTTAAGCCAGACTCCATAGGCATCTCTACTAGGTTGGTTTCTCCGTTGTTAGTGATGACTGCATAGAGGGTGGACTCGATGAACTCGATACCTCGTATCTCACCTGTGAAGGTAAACTTAGACCAAGCACTCAGTACTTTCTGTTGGTTATTCCAGAAGTAATTATAGATATACAGGGAGCCTTTTTCATTTCCAGAGAGAAGTGCAATAAGGTCTTCACTAGAAGAACCAGTCACCTTCTTAACATTAGAGGGTATGTACGCTGGTACGTGCTCTGCTATATCCGAGGAGTCAAACGTATCAGTAGTAGCATTAACCGTGTATTCTCTTATTCCCGTGAAAGCTCCTTTAGTATATGGAAAGTAAATATAAGACCCAAGCGCAAGAGGCTCAAACCTATCTACCATTTCAAAGTTTGTGATGGGATTGATAGAGACTGTTTTACTGGTAAGTAAGTCTCCAGACTTTAACGCAAACTGTCCTGCCTCAGAGAAAAGAATTAAATTCTCTTGAAAGCCCACCGCTGAACTAATATTGACCACATTTTTACTAGACACACGCACGTCAATAGGAGCTGAGTCCAATAAAGTAGAAACGGTAGTACGGAAGAAGTTAAATAGCTGCCCAGCCTCCGAGAATATAACAGCATCATTGCTGAGCACTCCTAAGCGATTTCGGTGAACAAATAAGCGGTTAATCTTTTGTCCGACAAAGGAAGGCATAGGGTTAGATTTATTATCCCCAGCTTCTCTTTCCCCTAATGGTGTTTCTTTGACAACAAACGAATTTAATTCATCATTGATGAGGCGGTGCGGGAAAGTATTTTTATCTATTCCAGAAGAAATAGCAAAACCAGCTACCTCATTATACGTACCCGCTCCAAACGAGCTGCCGTCGGCTGTCTCAAATTTAACATAGTAATCATCTTGAGCCAGTTCGGTATCCCCTATAACTTTAATTTGAAAATTGTTAAAGTTTTTAAGAGGTAGGTCTGTAATGCTTGCTACCTCTATATAAGCTAGGGAAAGTCCTTCATCCGATAAACCATCTGAAGTAGATATTGTAAAAGAAGCTCCATCATCACGGCTAAACTTTACAACACTTCCTCGCCTTAACCTATTAAATGTCGATGTGGGAAAAGAACCACTAACAGTGTTATTTGTTCCACCGCTGCTTCCATCACCTAAACCTTGAGCGATACGCTCGGTTGACGCATTTTGGCCTCCTGAGCTACCATCCGCTGGCCCCGTAGTTACAGTTAAAGTAGTAACACTGTTTGAGGATGTCCCTCCTTGTATTGTAGTAGAGCCTTGTAGGGCCAGCAAAATAAAACTAGGAGTAGGATTAGTAAAAGAAACGGATGTTAATTCACCACTGCTATTTGTAGATATAATTAAGGGCAGTGTACTCTGTGTGCCTCCATAATGGTCATTATATTGTAAAGAAAGCGTTGAAGAATTAGCACTCAGGTTGGCGGGATACCCAGAGCCAGCGGTTAAAATATCAATATTTATAAGTTTTAAACCTGTACCAGAAAGACTATCAACGTAGTTATAAGATGAGCCTGATGTTATTTCCTGATACTCAGTGCTTGTGCCTCCCCCCTTAATATCTACGGGTTGCGTTGATAATGTTAGTACGGCTCCTTGCTCGCTCCCATTACCGAGAGACACTTGATAGCGTTTTTCGTAGTCACCTTGAATAACAGTAACAACCGCTTCTTCGACTAAATCCTCTGTATTGTCCGAGCTTTCTCCTACCTTTACATTTCTATTAACAAAGAACGTGCTGTCTCCTACTGATAAGGCATTGATATTCTTCTCAGGGGAGTTTGAAGCGTACAAGTAATGGTCTGTCGGAATTGTCCACCCACTCGTATATTCCACTTCATCATACCAAATCGAAGCAGTAGCTCCTGAAATAATGTTGTAGGCATACATCTTAGTTCCCGTGTGTATGACTACGTATCTCTCGGTCTCGCTTCTATTAACAAACTGAACTAAACTGTCATCAGCAATAGCCTCCTCAAGCAACCTAGCAACGTGCCGAGTGTTAGGGCGTTTCTTCAGTCCCTCTGCAACAGAGCTAAGAGCGTTTTCCTGCTCCTCACATTGACCATCAAAACGAGTGGCATCAGGTTGCTGAGAGACACCTTGGATAAGGTTGGGAACTGAAGTGTTAATTAAAGCCATTATGTAAGGTCGTAGTTACGGTTGATGCCAATTCTGGAGGCTACATCGTAGCTGTCAAATATAGTTCTGTCAGAGCTACCTGCGTCAAACTCCAATAGCTTCGCACGGGCTGTGTATTCATCACGAGCGATAAGTGCTTCTAGTTCCCTAGAGCCCACTACACGTCCTTGGAACACACGCGACGCACTAAGGGTGACGTAGCGACGAGCTGGCTCAGGTAACGAGTCCCAGTCAAGTAGACGTGTTTGGTTTACCTTGAGGTCACTGGTGAACACTGTGGTGTTATTAGAACGGTCAAAGAGACCCAGACCACGCTGAACGACATCTATTGAGCTGTCGATAGGGTCCATCTCAATGATGTCATCT